TGGTTAAGGTTTCAATTATGCATCCCACTCGTCCTTAGAGTCGTCCTTGAAAGGAGTCTCTTCTGACGTAGTATCAGCCGTAATTAAAGTTGGTGAATAAACCCCAAACTTAAGGTCTTTGCTGTATTCAGCATTGAAAGAACCGTAGTCCTCATTCAAAGCTTTGACAAATAACATGTCATTAGCTGGCTTCAAACGACCGAAGTGACGGTTGTAAACAACCTGATACTTCTCGTCTTTAACACCAATCAAGACACGTAACTTGTTAGCAGATAAAGCTTTTACAAGCTCCTTCAACTCTTTAACATCACCCTTCATGATAGCATCGATAGTATCAAAACTAATCTTACCACCATTGGCTACGTTAGCCCATGCTTTAGTGAAGTTAACAAGGATGTCTTCTCCAACATAAGCTTTACGGCTTGTGTCTGAATTCTTCCACCAATCGTATGCTGGAACATCTTCACTCCAAGTCATCTGACCGATGTTGTTAATCCACATTGCCTTACCGTTCTTTGACATACGGTGCTCAGGCTTAGCCAAGATATCAAATCTTACAGTAATGTTTGGATCATCGTGACGAAGATAGAATACAATCTTATTGTACTCTTCTCCATTGATTTCCACGTTGTACTTAGGATCTTCCTTAGCATTAATACCAATAGCTTGCAACTCTGATTGAGTTGGATTAACTGCTACTACACTAACAGCAGCAATACCAGTATATAACTGATAACCACCACCTGCTACTACTTCTTCTGAATTGTTTGACTCAATTGCCATTTTGTTTTAAATTTAAATTAACGAAAATATGTTCTATACACAATGTCCTGTTGCTGACGGAACTCTCAGTTGCTGATTGCTTCTTCAGTAGCTACATGCTCTTGAATAGCATCCATCAAATCTAATTGATTAGGATCAGACTCTACAGCAGCAGCCTCACTCTTAGTAATAACAGTGTCATCTACCAATGTAAAACGTACTGGAATCTTCTTACGAGCACGTAGGCCAGTCAACTTAGGGTGCTTGAATAGCTCAGTAACTTCAGCTTTAGTCAAGTTATACTTAGTTGCAATGCCATCACGATCGATACCGTCGTTTAAGTCATTAATGATTCCTGTTACCGTTAATACGATAGGACCTTCAGTTGTTGCAGTATTTGCAACAGTTGGATTTTGTTGAATGTTTGCCTCGATAGACATTTTCTAGGGTTTTAATTAATCAATATAAATTTTACTCCAGTCAAGCTCCATCTCTTGACCTCTTAAATGCTCACAACGTGAGCCAGCAGTGATATCATCAGATGAATTGAATGAGATCATAGTCTTGTCGTCGTTTCTATACACATAGCCGATGGCATCTGAGTTAGCACAAGCAATACTACGGATCTTACCAGTCAAATCTAAATCTTTAGCTGATACCTCCTTACCTTTCTTCTCGATCTGCTTATCTTTTAAGTGACCGATGTAAATGATGTGTTCAGACAAAGTCTCTAATCTATCCATCCACTTCTTGATAGCCATTCGTAGATACAAATAGCCAGCACCGTTAGGAAGACTAAGAACAGATAACCCTTTGTTATCAGTATCAAAGTTCTTACCCATTGGAGTTTGACGATAGAGTTCTTTAGCCTCTGATTCACACCATACCTCTAATTGAGTCAAGGTATCGATAGCAATATATTTGTAAGGCTTTCCAGCTTTCATAATTGCTTTACCGATTTCACTCAACTCTTTCAAGTTTGCAGCTTTAACTTTAAGTGCTTCTACCATATCCGATCCTTGCTCTAGATCTATGATAAGACATCCATCAAGTTTAGCCAGTGCTGTTGTTTTACCAATCTTTGGTGGTCCGTAGATAATCATGTGTCTCGGACTCTTACGAAGGGCAGCGACCTTCTCTGTTGGCAGTACTAACTCCATTTTTTGTCAAATTTTAAATTTACTTTTTCACTCTTTCTGTCAAATTAAATGTTGACAAATCAGCTTCGTAGGGAATCATACCCAATTGACCATCACGATTCTTCTCGATATGACAGGCTAACAACCCTTCAGGATCCTCTCCACAATAAGCATCTGTAATACCGTAAAGGTCGAATGGTCTTTGTAGCATCATCACTACGTGAGCATCTTGCCCAATAGAATCACCACCAAATAGGTCTGTAAGTTGTGGTTGATACTGTTGTTTGGCACGATACTCTTGCTCGATATTCCTGTTTAGCTGTGACAACAGAATAGAAATGCTCCCCATTCTTGCTTGCAACCACATACATGTCTTCGATACTTGATTTAGCTTCTGAAGCTCTGTGTCTTCTGAGCCTAGAATCAATCTCGAATGGTCGTAAAGATTAATGATTGTGTGTTCAGGGTGCTTTTGAAACACCTTGTTGTTAATCTCTTTAATCTTCACCATGTTCTGTGGAATAGAGCAGAAGAATATAGGATACTTCCTATAGCTGTCTACTGCATCTTCATACTTCTTTAATCCCTCTGCTGATAACTGTTGGTCGACACTGTATAACTGTGAAAACTGGAGTTGTGCCTTGTTTGATGCAGCTCTCATGATCTGCTGATAGTCAGGCATCTCGAACGTCCAGTACAGAACTATTACTTTCTTGTCTTTGTTGTTATCGAGTACATCGAAAATTAATTGGTTTGAAAATGCAGATTTACCTACACCAGGACGACCGGCAATAACGTACATCTTACCTTTCTGTAGTCCACCTAGCAAGTTCTTATTCAATCTCGGCCAACCAGTAGGGAAGACAACTCTAGAGCCACTTTGGGCTGCTTTAATTTCTTCGATTGATTTGTCTACTGATAACGAGATGTGTCTAAAATCCTTTAACGAGTCGTCAAAGTTGCCTTGTGATTCTACCTTCTGAGCCTGATGACTCAGGTTTTGATTTGGATTGTTCTCCATCACTTAAATCACTGTACTTCTCCCATGTGTGATTATTAATCCAAGTTTCTAGCTGCTGCATAAATCCTAGGTTATTACCTTTTCTACGTAATAGGAGCTCTCGTTGCAGACACTCTATAACGTGTTCGTGCTTTTGTTTATCTTTTCCTATGTATTTAAGATAACGACTTTTGGCTTTTGCATTTGCCTTAGAGCTGGGATCTTTAGCTCTAAGTATTCTGACTGCTCCGTTAGCTATGACTTTGAGTGGATAGTGAGAAAGGAGGCCGTGCCATATGACATCTTCTGTACTTGAGAATTCGTCGTTAAATTTTTCTCTCAATGTACAATCGTCCTCCTCTCCCAACTTAATCCAACCGTTGGTTTGCAATTTCTCACGGTCAATAATTAACTTTAAGTCACTAGAATCATGGTCACGATTAAGCATAGATAAGAACAGGAACTCATCAGCTGTAAACCCATGGGCCAACAGCTTCTCTGTATCAATTTCAATGATCATAAAAGTTTCTTTTATACTTTCTATAAGTAATCGTATTCAAATATAAGAAGAAATATCGTCACACCAAACTATATTTGATAAACTTTCGATGGAACTTCTTAACCATTTCTCTTCTTGAGAATCTTTTACGTAGAGTATCACTACCTCACCCACCTTATCGGGGCTAAGTCGTAACAATCTACCCACTCTCTGAATCATGGCTAATGCTTTGCTATCAAGGCCACAGATGATTCCGAGCTGTGCATCAGGTACATCGAATCCTTGATTCAATGCCTTTGTAGAACACAGTATTCGTACCTCATTTTCTCTGAAATCCTTGAGAGCTTTGTCCTTCTCTTTCTTACCAAGAGCTGAATGATATCTAGCCGATTTACAATCTGCAGCATTCAACTCTGTATACATTTGGTTAGTGAATTCATTAGTTCCGGCAAACGTTAGTATTTTCTTATCTGCTTTAGTTTTAGCTATCATAGCAGTATAAAGAATTTTGTTATGAGCCTTCTGAACTACTTCCTTCCTATCTCGAATAGCTTTGTAGAACAAAGTTGCATTCTTCTTCTGTACAGGGGTAGCATTAGGGTCCTTCAATATTCTACCTGCTTCCTCGAAAGCATTGTACATCCCAAGATGATACTTATAATGAACAAAGGCATTGTTTGCAGCCTTGTAAGCATCTCTCTCTGAATCTAACAATGGAACGGGAACACAGTGAATAGTGTAAGGAGCCACTAATCCTTTCTGTACACACTCATCTAGGGTAATGGTATAGACCGTTGGGGCTATCTCATCAAGTAAATCTTCGTACTCCTCTTCCTCTGGGGCAGTGGCAGTCATACAAAGAAGTCTTTCGTGGTCATTTTGTAAGAATACTTCTCGATAGATTGGGGATAAGCCAAGATGCACCTCATCTGCTACTGTAACAGTATAAGTAACACCTCGAAGTTTATGAGCTGATGCATAACATAGGATATCTACACTATCCAATACATCTTCATAACCCCACTTCTTGAATTCTTCTTCAAACTGGTCTTGCAATTGATTAGTAGGGACTAAGACCAATCCTCTACCTCCATGTTTACGAATCATAGCTCCACAGGCAATAACACCAACACGACTCTTCCCGAATCCTGTACCAGCTATAACAGTGCCCACGTAGTCAGCATCTTTCCAAGCATTCAATGCCTTCTTTTGTTCAGCATCTTTAATTGCTAAAAGTTTGCTCTTCACTTGTGACATTGTCTTTAGATTTTACGTTAACTAATAGGTTGCCTAGCATTCCATTGAGGGCTTCTACTTCTTCATTAAGCTTTACTATCTTTTCAATGATGCCATCTAATGTTGCATCTTCTACTCTTGGTAAATAATTAGCTCTTGCATAAAGACTAGAAGCTCTCTCGAAATACTCTCGATAAGTTCCATCAGAAAACATAAGATCCTCATGAAGCTTCTGCATGTGAATCACACTAGTTCTGTCACGATTAATAACCTTAGCAATCTCCACATCTCTGTGATGAGTATGCATGCTTATTAGATTGACAACTAAAGTACGACGTACAACATAGTCCCTGATACGACTCTCTGATAAGAATTCTTCTCTAGGAATGTGGAACAGATGCTCCACTATCTTCATCATCATCTCCGATATTGCCTTCGGGTCTCGTGACTTCGTAAATTCTATCGAGGAATCCCGTGAAGACTCTATCAAACTCAGTAAATGTTTCCTTCTTTTCGTTGAGTAAAACTTCTTTCTTTCCGTCATTTGTCATTTGATTTAACTTTAATCTTTTCGTTTGGTAAATAATATTCACATTCTTTTTTCTCTTCGTCCCATGGAGTTTCCATGAAAAAAGCTTGCCCATAAGGATTTGCTTTAGCTGTAAACCTGTAACAGTTAAAAGCAAGGGGGCAATTAACCCCCTTACACATAGAAATATCTGGCATTACTTCCCGTATTTCTTGTCAAATTCTTTCTGAGAAAACTTAGGCTTAGTAACCTTGTTCTTAGAACCTTTAGGACGACCAACAGGTTTTTTAGGATTCTTTACCATGTTAAGTTCATGTCTAACATCCCACAGCTTTTCATTGTGAATATGAATAGCTTCGAATGCATCTCTAAGAGCATCGTTCTTATCCTCGATAATTTCCTCTGCTTCTCTTAATCTACCCATTATCTTCAATGAAGTTAGTAAAAAGAAAATAGTACCTGCCACACCTAGTACGGCAACGACTGTTGAAATGATTGCAAAAATCTCCATTTTGTTTAATTGTTTAATTGATTAAGTTCTTCCTCTGTTGGGTCTGTTGTAGTACCTACAGTTTCTAAGTCAAACAGTTTCGTTGTGTCCTTTTCTGGACAATGAACTGTAATGTTTA